GTTAACTTTAAAGAAGTAGCTAGTTCATCTGCAGCATACGCTCTACGAGATGCTTATGATGAAGGTGTAATTGCTACTATGTTCGCAGGTGTTTCTGCCTCAAGTCCTAACCATATTCTTGGTTCTGACAACGCTACTGATTTAGCGGCAGGTACATTTGATGGAACTGGTAATCTTGACATAGGTTTTGCATCAAGTGAACATGATCCTATTGACGTACTATCACACATGGCACGTTTAATGGATGAGCAGAACATACCAGAAGAAGGGCGATGGTTCTTAGCATCACCTGACTTCTATGAAGTTCTTGCAAGTTCATCTTCAAAACTTTTGTCTGTTGATTATAATGCAGGACAAGGTTCTATAAGAAATGGTCTAGTAACTTCTGGTAAGTTGCGTGGATTCAGTATGTACAAATCCAATAACATTGCAGATACAACTAACGCTGCAGGAAAATGTATTGGTGGTCATATGAGTTCTACAGCTACTGCTCAGACGATTACAAGTACTGAAGTATTGCGTGATCCTGATAGCTTTGGCGATATAGTGCGAGGACTCCATGTATATGGATCTAAAGTACTACGCGGTGAAGCATTAGTTTCTGCTTTCTACGGTATTGACTAAACAGATTTGGGAGGTGTAAAAGCCTCCCTTTTCTACTTTTTAGAGTAAAAATTTTATTAACACTAACTTATCTTTTAAAGATAAAGGAGACACAAAATGTCAAACCCAGTATTTAAAGTAAGAGATACAGGGCGCAACTCAGCAAGAACGCAAGATGTTGGGGAAATTGCTGACAATATTTGCAACTCATGGACTTCAGCTACAACAGGAACTATTGCAGTTACTGCTGATGCTACTTATGATGTTTCATTTACACAACCCGCTGATACTATTATTAGAAATCTTATTGCCATTCCCGCAGGTAACATTGTTACAGCAGGAGCTTCAGGTGATGATGTTGATTTTGATTTAGGTACTGCAGCAGGTGGTGGTCAGGTTATTGATGAAAAAGCTATCTTAGACGATGGTGGAGCAGCAGTAACTTGGACAGCAAACGCACCTTTGTATATTATCCAAAACTCACATGGACATGCCGCTAACGCTTTTGTAGGTACAGGAGTAACAGCAGGTGTTGTTGGAGGCCCTGCAACTTCAGAAGCTATTGTTATAGCATCTACGTTGTATAGTGCTACAGCTAGAACACTTTATGCCCGTCTCAAACCTCTAGCAAACAACTTAGCAACAGCCGCTACAACTGTTACTTACTTAGTAGAGTTTTTACATCTTGGCTCAACCCCAGATTAAAAATGCCACAATTAGGTAGCGAAAAAAATCCTATGATCCTAAATGGCTCTAGTAAGCCCAAAAGCACTAGAGTCTTAGGATTGTTAGGTAGCGCATATTCTGGTGAAGCAAAGAAAAAATATGCAGATAATTATGATCGCATATTTGGTAAAAAGAAAAAGGGTAACTAATGGCTACAACATATTTAACACTTACTAACGAAGTTCTTAGAGAATTAAATGAAGTACAATTAACTTCTGCAAATTTTGGAAGTGCTGTAGGAATACAAGCTTTTGTTAAAGAAGCTACTAATAGAGCGTTAAATGACATAGCTAATGAAGAACCTCAATTACCTTTCTTTGCAGCAGCAGCTAGCGGAGGAACAGATCCTTTCTACGGTAACGTAACTGTAGCAACCGTAGCAGGAACTAGATGGTACACTCTTAAATCAGGAAGCTCTAGTATTACTACAGACTATGCTTCTATAGATTGGGATGATTTTTATATAACTACAATCAATGTATCAGGAGAAACTGCACCTTTTGTATCTAAAGGATTAAGATTTATATCTTTAACAGATTGGAGAAGATATTTAAGAGATCAAGAAAATGCAGATGATGCAGATACTCAAAATCATGGAGTGCCTCAGTTTGTTGTGCGCAGTCCAGACCATAGAAAATTTGGTCTTAGTCCTATCCCAGATAAAGTATATAATGTTCATTTCTATGCTTACTCTGCACCTACAGAACTTTCTGCTCATGGAGATACTATAGTCTTTCCAGATCAATATGCTTCTGTAATTATGGCTAGAACAAGATACTATGTTCATCAGTTTAAAGAAAACTTACAACAAGCAGCTTTTGCATTAGATGATTATAAGAAAGGCATGAAACGTATGAAATCTAATCTTATTAATCCTGCTCCTAAGAGTATGACAGATGATAGGATTTATTTCTAATGGCAGCTTCGCAACCTTTTTCAGTTGCAATGCAAGGTGGCTTAGATAAGTCTAGTAATACTATGGAGCTTTTAGGAAAGCCTGGAGTTGCTACAAGACTATCTAACTTTGAAGTATCTAATAAAGGTGGATATAGAAGAATAAACGGTTATACACAATTTGGAGATGGAACAAGACCTAATAGCTCTAATGAAATACTAGGCATGACTGTATATGCCGATGGTCTAATAGCTACTTCAAGTACTAATATATTTTTTAGTCAAGACGGTGATAGTTGGTTACAGATCAATAAAGCAAGTGTAGCAGGCGGTGGTGATGACTATACTGCATTTACAGGAAGAAGTGCTTTAACTAGAACTTCACAAGGCAAAGGACACTTTGCAGTCTTTGAAGGTGACACAGATTATGGTGAAGTAGTTATTACTGATGAAGGTTCAGGTTGTAAACCTTTCTTATTTAAAATGACAGGTACTGGAGCTACACTAAGTAGCAGAACTTTTTTTGCAGAAGAAATAACAGTAAGCGGTACGCATTTCCCTAAGTTCTGTGTTATTCATGATAAACATTTAGTAGTTGCAGGAGCAGCTACAGCTAAGAACACTATCTTTTATAGTGGTACAAGTGATATAAATGATTTTACAAGTACTGGATCAGGAAGTATTCAATTAGATGATCAAGTAGTAGGACTTAAATCTTTCAGGGATGAATTATTTATATTTTGTAGGAACTCAATTTATAAACTACAGAACATAAATAACTCTTCTACAGTAACTATTGTACCAGTTACTCAAAACGTAGGTTGTGTAAACGGCAAGACTATACAGGAATTTGCAGGTGACTTGATCTTCTTAGCTCCTGATGGTTTCAGAACTATTGCAGGTACTGCTAGAATTGGTGACGTTGAACTTGGAACTATTAGTAAAGCTATACAGCCTCTTATAAATGAAATTCTAACAAGCTCTGTTACTTATGAATTTAGTAGTGTAGTACTTAGAGATAAGTCTCAATATAGAATGTACTATAGTGGTTCTGCAGAATCTACTGCTAACTCTAAAGGTATTACAGGAACACTTACACCTAGAGGTTTTGAATGGACAGAAATAAAAGGAATACAAGCTCCTGCTGTAACTTCAGGATTTAACTCTTCAGGAAAAGAAAAAGCTTATCATGGAGACAGAACAGGTTATATTTATAATCATGATACAGGTTCTGCTTTTAATCCTGAAGGAACTTCAACAAGTATATTAGCAGAATATCAATCTCCTGATTTTGATTACGGAGACTTTGGAACTTTAAAAACTTTAGATCATGTCAAAGTATCTTTAAGGCCAGAAGGAGCAACAGATCCTACACTTAGAGTTAGATTTGATTTTGATACTACAGATAAAATACAACCTTTAGATGTTCAGTTAACAACAAAAGATCCTGCTATTTTTGGATCTTCTACTTTTAGCGGAGGAGCTGCGTTTGGTGCGCCAGAAGCTCCTTTAATAAGACAATCTATTCAAGGAAGTGGACATAGTAACTTCTTTAAAATATTTAGTGAAGACACTAATGCACCTTATACTATCAATGGTTTATATGTAAACTACAGACCTTCTGGGAGATTATAAAAAATGGCTCAAACATATACTAGACAGAGTTCAATAGCTGATGGAGATACAATTACAGCAGCACTCTTTAACAATGAATACAATCAACTTTTAAATGCTTTTGCTTACTCTTCTAGTAGCTCAAGTTCTACAGGACATAGACATGATGGTACTGCAGGACAAGGCGGTAATATTCATACTATTGGAGACTTAGATTTTTTAAATAAAATTGTTGCAGATAGTACTAACAATCGTTGGGGAGTTTTTGTAGAAGTTAGCGGATCAGCAGTAGAACAAATAAGAATACAAGACGGAGCTATTGTACCTGTTACAGATAATGATATAGATTTAGGTACAAGCTCATTAGAATTTAAAGATGGTTACTTTGATGGTACAGTTCACGCAGACGCTATAAACTTTAACGGTACTGCAATCTCTGCTACTGCAGCAGAACTTAATATTATGGATGGTGTTACGTCTACTGCGGCAGAACTTAATATTCTTGACGGTGTTACTTCTACCGCTGCAGAGCTTAATATCCTTGACGGTGTAACTGCAAGTGCAACAGATTTAAATCTTATTGATGGCATTACCAATGGTACAGTTATTGCTAGTAAAGCAATTATTACTGATTCTGATAAAGATATTACTGGTGGTAGGAACATTACAATCTCTGGAGAACTAGATGCAGCTACACTAGACATTAGCGGTAATGCAGATATTGATGGTACTCTTGAAGCTGATGCTATTACAATCGGTGGTGTTACATTAGCAGAAACAATTAGTGATACTGTAGGAGCTATGGTTAGCTCTAATACTGAAACAAATATAACTGTAACGTATGAGGATAGTGATAATACATTAGACTTTGTAATTGGTACACTTAACCAAGATACTACTGGAACAGCAGCATTAGCAACAGCAGTTACGTTATCTGCAAACAACAGCACAGACGAAACTATATTTCCAGTCTTTGTTGATGGGGCTACAGGAACTCAAGGATTAGAAACAGATACAGGATTTACTTATAATCCAAGTTCAGGCAAATTAACTGCTACAGAATTTGTAGGTAACATAGATGCTGTAGACGGAGACTTTGACGGTACGCTTGAAACAGACGCATTATCTATAGGTGGAACAGCAGTTACAGCTACAGCAGCAGAACTTAATATCCTTGATGGTGTATCAAGTACTGCGGCAGAATTAAATATCCTGGATGGTGTAACAAGTACTGCCGCGGAATTAAATATTTTAGATGGTGTTACAGCTACAGCAACAGAACTTAATCTTATAGATGGAGTTACTGCAACAACTGCAGAATTAAATATCCTAGATGGTGTTACAGCTAGTGCTACAGACATTAATCTTATAGACGGTATAACTAATGGTACAGTAATAGCCAGTAAAGCTATTATAACAGACTCAAATATAGACATTAGTGGCGGTAGAAATATAACTATTAGTGGCGAACTTGATGCTGCTACTTTAGATATTAGTGGTAATGCAGACATAGACGGAACTTTAGAAGCTGATGCAATTACAGTTAACGGTACAGCTTTGGCAAGTGTTATTGCAGCAACTACAGTAGCAAATGCAACACTAGCCGCTACAACTACAGTTACAGATAGCACAGCTAACACTAACTTTCCTGTAATATTTCATGATGAATCTAATGCTTTACTAGACGATACAGGAGCATTAAGATATAATCCTAGTACAGGTCAACTACTAGTACCTAACCTTACTGTAGCAGGAACAACTACTACAGTAGATACAGTTACTATGGAAGCTTCAAATGCAATTATATTTGAAGGAGCTACAGCAGATGACCATGAAACTACATTAACTGTAATTGATCCAACAGGAGATAGAACAATAGGGTTACCAAATGTATCTGGTACTCTTCCAGTTCTAGCTGCCGCATCAACTACACAGATTAGTTCTACACCTGAAGAGCTTAATATACTTGATGGAGCTACTGTAGTTGTTGGAGAGATTAACGCATTAGATTTAGGTTCTACTGCAGTTGGTACAGCTATTGCTTCTAAAGCAGTTATATTAGATTCTAACAAAGACTATACAGGTGTTAGAAACTTTACATTGTCAGGTGAATTAGATGCAGGAAGTTTAGATGTATCAGGTGATGCAGACATAGATGGCACATTAGAAACAGATGCACTATCTATTAACGGTACTGCAATTACATCTACAGCAGCAGAATTAAATCTTATAGATGGTGGAGCAACAGTAGGAACAACTGCTGTAGCAGATGGTGATGGTATTCTTCATAATGATGCAGGTACTATGAAAGTTACAAGTGCTGCTACATTTAAAACATATTTTCAAGAAGGACTATCAAGCGCAGCAGATGATATAGCAGCAGGTGATGCCGCAATAAACCTAACAACAAGTTCAGGAAATATTGTAATAGATGCAGCTGCTAATGATAGTGATATAATATTCAAAGGAACAGATGCTACTGCTGATATTACAATGCTTACACTTGACGGTTCAGACGCAGGTTCAGCTTCTTTTAATGATAAAGTTACTATTGGTGATGGCAAATTAGTTCTTAACTCAACTGCTGTTACCTCAACTGGTGCAGAGTTAAATATACTAGATGGAGTTACGTCAACTACTGCAGAGCTAAACATCCTTGATGGTGTAACAAGTACTGCAGCAGAGTTAAACATATTAGACGGAGTAACTTCTACAGCTGCTGAATTAAATATACTTGATGGAGTTACATCAACTGCCGCAGAACTAAACATTCTTGATGGAGTTACTTCTACAGCCGCAGAGTTAAATATCTTAGACGGTGTAACAAGTACTGCAGCAGAATTAAATATTATAGATGGCAATACAAGTGCAACTTCTACAACTCTTGCAGATGCAGATAGGATTGTTGTAAATGATAATGGAACTATGGTTCAAGTAGCTTTAACTGATGTAGACGCTAGAGACTTTGCAATAGTAACTTCAGCACCTTCAGGTGATCAGTCAGCTAAGAAAACTGGTTTTGTTTGGTACGTTGTATAATAGAAGGATTAATTAATGGCTATTAATATATGGGATGGAGATTCTATTGAAACTCCTAATCCAATACTAGTAAAAGTAACAGACGGTACTTTACGTTTTGTAAACTATGCTGTTGTGTTAGAGACAGATGGTTCTTTAACTACAGTATTTAATGCTATTAGACAGACTACTAAAGATACAGCAACTACTAAAACTACAGAAACTTCTGCTACTGCTAATACAACAACAACTTTTGCTACTACAAGATCAACTGCAACTACAAGATCAACTTCTACATCAAAAAGTACTACTACGACTTATAATACAACAAGATCTACTGGAACTTCACACTCTACTACAACAAGTTATAATACTACTAGATCAACTTCTACAAGTAAATCTACTACAACTACTTTTAGTACCAGTTTTAATACAAGCAGAAGTACAAGTAAAAGTACAACAACATCCTATAACACAAGTTATAGTACAAGTTATACAACAACTTTTTTTACAGCAGACGAAAATACTCAAGGTAATGTTTCTAGAACTACCAGTAGAAACACTTCAAGAGGAACAAGTAGAAGTACAACAACTACGTTTAACACAAGTTTTGCTACAAGTAGAAATACAACGAGATCTACAACTACAACTTTTAACACAACTACAACTTTTGGAACTTCACACGCTACTACAACAAGTTATAATACTACTACAACCTTTAGTACTTCTAACTCAACTACAACAACATATAATACTACAACAACATTTAATACTACAACAACATTTAACACAACTAGATCTACAGAAACTACTGCTACAGCAAACACTACAACTACTTTCAATACTTCAACTGCTATTTTTGTTAGAGTAACTGCTACAGGAAATACAGGATCAATTTTTGATACTGAAGTAGCTTCAGCAGGAGCGCATAGTGCTAGGTATTGGGATGGAAGTTCTTGGACAGGATAAATTAAATGACAGTAAAAGAAGAAATAAAAGTAATAAACAGAAGAACAGAAGAAACATTAGCAATTTTATTAGAGCATTTTAAAGAGATGGAAGAAAGAATGGATGCTTTAGAAAGAAAGAAAAGATGTAAGTGTAATAATAACGGAGTTTAAAATGGCAGAGAATGAAGCACATACAGATCCAGATGAAATACAAAAACTTAACAAAAGACTTGCAGGTTTTTGGGATACGCTTTCAGATCGTTTGAAAGCAATAGAAGAAAGAATAGATGCACTAGAAAAAAAATAAGTTTATAAATGAAAATATCCTTAGTTAATTGGGAAAAGAAAAAACATGGTTTAATATGGAAAACAGAAAATGTTTTCACAGATGATGAACTTAAATACATCATAAGTAAAATACAAAACCAAAGAGTTACAGTTCCAAAAAAATATCGTCCTACAGTTTATAATGCAAATCATCTTCCTATGATAACTAAATCATGGAAAGACAAGTTAATAGATTTATATTTTAAAGCAGACAAAGAATACCAGAAAGAAGGTATAGAGTTATACAGAGAAGGAGATATAAAACCAAAAGATATGGAAGCTACATTTCATTTACAAGGAACAATAGAAGGTTTAAATTATCCAGTACATCCTGATACTCCGTCAAAACTAATGACATTTGTAGTTTACTTAAGTCCAGAAATACAAGAACCAACGTATTTCCATGAGTATAATATAGATCTTATGCAAAAGAAAAAAGAAGAAGATAAGAATCCTATAAAAAGTATTGATTGGAAAGTAAACAATGGTTATTTTTTTCTTCCAAATGATTGTTCTTTACACAGCTATGCAAATACTATATACCCTACAGAAAGATATGTAGTTCTTGGTCAGCTAAAAAGGAAGCAAGATGCCGCTTGAAACATTAGCTTTTAATGATGTACTGAATAATGATATAGCTCATTTTTTTAAATCAGGAAATATCAGAAGATCAGAAGTAAATAAACAACTAGATAAGATACATCATCTGTTACCAACAAAAGGTAATCATGAAACAAATTTAGAATATGATATTTGGTATGACTTTAAAAACGAAAAGAAAATAAGAGGCTATGTCTATACAGATATAATGACTAAGTTTGTTTATCTTAAACCTGCTTCTTCTTTATATTCTTTAAAGCTTTTAAGGGAATGTGTAAGAGGAGAAATTACACAAGAAGGAGAAAAAATCTTTGACGCTATTGCTAATAAAAATGCAGATAAGTATAATTTACAAACTACAGATATAGATTATCCTTATGTAGTTTTTTTAGCAGGCACAAATATTTTAGAAGAAATTACAGATGATGTTAAACTTTTAAAAGCTATAAAAGAAGAAGGTGCTAAATTAAAACCTCATCCTTTAACATCTCCTTTTACAATGTCTTTTTTAAAAGCAAAGTATGGTAAGGATTCTTTAGTAAATAAAAATCTATCAGGACATGAAATTTTAAATAGAGCAAAAGTTATAGGTTGTACTACTAATTCTGAAATGGGCTTGATAGCTTTAGCACAAGGTAAACGTGTTAATTTATTTGATAGGCCTAAGATAGCTTGTAAAACTTATACACATATTTATAAAGTTTTATTTGAACAAGGATATCCAGTAATAAATGATTTTAAAAGATTGTTATCAGCAACTAACTCTGGATTAATCTATCATGCATCAGAACAATCAGAAGAAAAAATAAAAAACTTTTTTCATTATTTTAATAAAGTAGAACATGTTAAACCTAACAGACCTAAAAGTCTTAATACTAGAAAGTAATAACTTAACTAATCTTACAGTTAACTCTTTAGAAAAGAATACTCCACAAGTATCTTATAAAGTAATAACTAAAAAAGAACAAACAAACAGTAGGATAGGTACAGCATTACTAAATACTAAAGGAATAACTTTAGTAGTTAAAAGCGGTATAGTTTTAGAATTAAAAGAAGGAGACATACCTTCTGTAGAACAATTAGAAGCTGTTGATATATGTGTAAGCAGAGAAGCAGTTTTTATAGATCACAATAGATTATCAGAGCATTATCGTTATGTAGATAATACATTGACACAAGGAGTTATTGATTTAAGTATTTTTATTATTAATCCTACAAGATGGGAAGATGTTCCAGAAACAGATATTGGAATATTAAAAGATGTTAAAAAATTATTTATACCAAGATACATGCATCACAAAAATGATATTTTATTACAAGAAGAAGCAACAGCAACAATAGATGCTTTTAACTATGGAGTTCTTGGAGAGCAAGCAAGTGTCTTTAATTACATAGATTGTATTGAAGCAGATACTATAAACATGTTAGAAACTTATGGTTATTGTTTTGATAAATTACTTCCTTATTTAAAAGGAATACCTAAAAAAGAAAAAGAAAGAATTAAATTTTTAGCTAACAAAACAAATATTAAAATTAAAAACACCAGAGAAAAGATGCACCGCTTAAATATAGGAACAACATAATGGATATGGAAACTTGGAACATACTTGTAACTTTAATTATAGCTCCTGTAGTCTATAGTATACGACAAAACTTTGTAGAGCTTAAAAGGATTGATGTGCTTTTAAACAAGACCAGAGAAGAAATAGCTAAGAGTTATGTTACTAAAGATGAAATGGAAAGCAATATGGATAGAGTTATGCGTATGCTCAGTAAACTTGAAACAAAACTTGATAAACTTTTTGAAGTTAAAACTAATTAGGAATTACTATGGCAAGAAAAAGATATAAAAAGAAAAGAATAGACTACCGTAAGGGTGGTAGAGTTTCTTTAAAACATGGAGGAAGACCTCAACGTAATAACTTTGATAATGCAGATGAGTACAGAAATGCTTTAGATAATTGGGCCAGCGATCCTGCTCATAGTTCTGCACAAACATCTCCACAAAGAACTACTCCAGAAAGAATGGCAGAAATATCTTCAATGCCAGGAGTTCCTTCTCCTACAGGTGTCAAGTCTATTGATGAATATAATGTAGGAACATCTATTCCTCCAGAAGATAATAATTCAATGGCTGTTCCTACTAGAACTACAACTACTATACAACGTGGACAAGGTATGAGCGGAAAAGGAAAAGGAGGAGGAGGTAAACCTTATATTCCTCCTGCTGTTACTGCTCCTAAAGATAAAGATACAAGAAATATTTATACTGATGCAACAGAAGGTAAAATTACTACAGCTAGAACAACTGCAGAAGCTACAAGAAAAGGAGAAACTTCTTTACCTACAATTCCAGATATTAGTAGAGAAGCAGGAACTAAACTTGATACTGCTATTGAAACTCCAGATACTGATATAGAAAAAATTGGCGAAAATACAGCGTCAGCTACAGCATCTACAAGTACTTTAAAAGGAACAGCTACTAAAGGATCAGCAACTACATCTGCTCAACAAGATCCTATGTCTGTTTCAACAATGACAGCAATGCAGAACACTACACCTTCAGCAGTAGATGGAGCAACAGGTGATCTTTCTTCAGATGCAGTCGCACAAGTAACTGAAATTAGAAATCTTTCTGGTGAAGCAGTAGCTGCACAAGTTTCTGATTCATTAGTTAATGCTGCTAAAGCTACTAATGTAGATGCTCTTATTTCTGCAGGAGCTTTTGTACCTGAAGTAACAGGAGTAGGCGCACAACTTTCTACAACAGCAGATGCTGAAGTACAAACTAGAGAAGCTATAACAGGAACTTCTGCTTCAGGAACAGCTGCTCAAGTTATAAATACAGTAGGCTTTGAAGCTGCACAAAGAAGTTCAGTACAAGGTACAGCTAGAGCAGGTGCTGCCGCTTCTATGGTAGCTCAAGTTGCTAATATACCTCAAGAAATTACTGCAGCTATAGTAGAGAATCCTGCAACTGTAGAAGCTAAAATAGACTCAGAGCCTGTACAAGTTCAAGCAGCTATTGCAGCTTTACCTACAGAAGCTTTAGTAAGCTCACAAATGGAAGGTCTCTTAGGAGGTCTTGAAAGTGGTAACATTCCTTTATGGGCTAGGCCTGCAGTAGATGCAGTAAATCAAAGCATGGCAGAAAGAGGCATGGAAGTTTCTACTGTAGGTAGAGATGCTATGTTTAACTCTATTATACAAAGTGCTTTCCCAATGGCACAAAGTAACGCACAAGCTTTACAGGCTAGAGCAGCTCAAAATTTATCTAATGAACAACAAGCTAACTTAGAAGGCTCTAGATTAGATATGACTAGAAGAATGACTAACCTTGCTAATCAACAGCAAGCAGAAAGTCAAACAGCACAGAACGCACAACAAATGGCAGTACTTCAAAGTCAATTTAGTCAACAAGCAGTTATGACTACAGCACAACAGCAACAGCAAACTGCTTTAGTTAACTTACAAAACCAACAACAAGCTGCAGTATTAAATGCTCAGAATGAGCAAGCTATGAATCTACAGAATCTTAATGTAGGTACACAGATAGATTTAGCTAATCTTCAGTTACAGGATGCAACTGCTAGAGATAACATGTCTGCTGTTCAACAAGAAAGATTAACAGAGTATCAAACTGCTGCTCAATTCCTTAGTCAAAATGCTGCGTTTGCACAAGATATGAAAAAAGCTAATCTTACTGCAGATCAACAAGTTCGTTTAGCTAATCTAAGTTCTTTGAATACAGCAAGCGCACAAAATCTAAATGCAGCTCAACAAACGGAACTAGCAAATTTAAATAAACAAATGCAGGTTAACTTAAATAATTCTAAACTTGCACAAGAAATGGGATTAGCACAGCTTAATGTAGATCAACAAAGAGCTATGCAGAACGCAACTGTTACTGCAAATATGGATATGACTAAGTTTACTACAGCACAACAAGTAGAGTTAGCTAATAGTAAGTTTATGCAAACATCTACTCTTACTAATTTAAACAATAGCCAACAAGCAATTTTACAAAATGCAACTCAAATGGCAGCACTTGATATGGCTAC